TGAGGAGCGCACGTACCGATGGTGGCCTGATGGATGCCTGACCCCGTCGATGAGGCCAGCCTGATACCAGCGCACCAGCGTGTTCGTGCTGACGCCCAGGACCTTGGCTGCCTCGGCTGGAGTCATCAGGTTATCCATGTCGGACAACTTAGCAGATCTAATCGCCAACCTGGAAAATATGTGCGTGGACTGAGGGTGTTGCCGGGCGTGTCGGCAGTGTTCCGGCCGCTTGGTACACCAGGGACATATCCGGATCGGCGCTCGACCAGGCCACCTGTAGGTACTGGCCGGCCGTGACTGTCTCCAGCCACACCAGGGTCACGAGCTGGTGGCTGTTGTTGCTTTCCAGGCTGTGCCGCATAGTGCTGTTGCTGACGTCGGTGGCGTTCTTCCGCAGCCAGAAATAGGCATCGTCCTGGCCGCCGTCGGTCTTGGACAGGTTGACGGACAGTTGCAGGACGTATGTGCCCGCGTTTGCAAGGTTGATGCGGTTGCCGTTCGTCAAGGTCACGCCGGATCCCTCCTCGAGGGTCGAGAAGGTGACCAGGTTGATGGTCGAGGCTATGGGGTTCGTCTGGCTGACCGTGCTGATGACGCTACCGTAATACCGAGGGTTCGGAACGGTCGGCACATTGGTGCGCACCGTGGTGGTCGGGCCGTTGGCAATGACGTGGGTGGCACCTGGCTCGGTGACGAGGATTATGGTGTCGCTCACCGGGTCACCTCCGCGACGACCGCCAACTTCCCTTCGAGCAGCCGTGTGACGACACCAGCGCTGCTCTCCAGCTCCAGGTCGTACACGTACCAGCCCGGCTCGACTAAGGCGGTGTTCGTGGCCGACATGGCCAGGGCGATGGTGCCGGCCACGCCGCCGAGGGTTATGCCGCCGTTGCCGCCGATCAGGTTGTCCAGGTCGATGACAGTGTCATCAGCATCAGCCGACGTGCGTACCTGCAATCGGGCCGTGTACCCGGTGAGGTCTTTCGCCGCCGGTGGGTTCCCGTCCTCCCAGGTAAGGCTGTAATCCCATGTCGTGCCTTGCCACATGCGCATATCGAACACACCGGGCACGATCATTTTGCACCGTCCAGCAGGATGGGAATGGCGAACAGAAGGCCGTCATCCTCGGCCGCTGCAGTGAAACTCACATGAATGTGCGACATATGCCCGTAGCCCTTGCCCCTCCAGGTCCAGAACGTGTTCGCGTAGGTGCCGGAGCAGATCTGGTCCCGGTACACGATGTACTTGAGCCGCTCGGATCCGGGGCGCTTACGGCGGGCGTACTCGCGCAGCTGCTCCGCCAGGACCCAGGCGGTGTCCCGGCCGACTCCTGGCCGCTTCGGGCCGTATAGGTCGGCGTCGATGTCGAGGGCGTGGACCCAGCCGTCCCGGTCCGGGTTGTGGTCGGATTTGCGGGCCTGGTGTGCTTTGTCGCCGATCCAGCCGTCTGAGCGTCGGTCGCGCTTTGGAAATGCCTGGTCGATTTGCCGGCGCAGCGTAGAACCGGCGGCGACCAGTCTGGGCCTGGGTGGTGCTGGCATCAGGCCTCTCCCTCTATCTCGAATTCGTAAGTTTGGGCGTGGTCCCGCCAGTGCGGCTGTGCGCCTTTGCCGTACCTGGGATCGTCTGGGTTCAGCCAGTTGACCAGGACCGGGATGACGGCGGCGCCGACGGCAATCATAAGCGGGTCGACATCGGAGGCCATCAGCCACGACAGCAGGCCACCGAGGGCAGCGCCGGTGAGGATCTTCAGCATGGACGCCAGCGGCGACGTCGCCAGCCACTTCACGGCTGCCGGTCCATGTGCCAGTTGAGGTGCCCGTCGATCTTGCCTTCGATGCGGTCGAGCTGGTCCTTGACGCTAGTGCCGCCGTTAGGCTTGAACTGGTTCAGGACTTTGCCTAAACGGCTGTCGATGATCCAGAAAAGGGCCCCCATGATGATCGCGCCAATGCTTAGCAAGGTGAGAATCTGGTCCGGTTCCATTACGACTCCGATCCAGGTTGAGCAGGCGGCAGGAACACATCAAGGGCCGGGTCATAGGTGTACCCGCTGCCCGGATAGCAGCCTCTAAAAGATGCGTTGTACGAGCATTGCAGCCAAGTCCCGGTGAAGCCGGACTCAACCAGCATCGCCTGGCCGATGGGCTCGGACTCGGGAAATGGCTGGTCTTCCATTGCCGCGTTCGCCACGACAATGACCTGCCGCACCATGTTCTGGTCGTCAATCAATGCGAAATGTCCCATGAGATTCCTTACCCGAAGAGGAGGATGACGATGCCGGAGCCGCCCGCGCCTCCATTGGTGGTGCCACCGCCACCGCCGCCGCCAGTATTCGCGCTGCCGGCCGTGCCGTTCACTGCGCCGCCACCACCCGCTCCGCCGCCGCCAGCGCCCCCGGCGCCACCAGTGACCGAGCCAGCGCCGCCTCCGCCGCCAGCCCTGGTGACTGATGAGCCAGTGATGCTGCTAGCGATGCCTGCTCCGCCCGCGCCGCCCGTCGTCGTGACTGCGTTGGCACCAACTGCTGAAGCGCCTCCACCGCCGCCGCCGCCATTGGTGCCAGACGAGGTGCCGCCGTCGTTGCCTTGGCCCGATGTACTCGATCCGCCGGCCGATCCGCCGGACCCGCCACCGCCCGAGCCGCCGGTATTACCCACGATGCCGGCCGTCGTGGTGTGGCTCTCCGCGCCGCCTCCGCCCACCGCGTAATAAGGGCCGACGCGGGACGTGCCGCCGTTCTTGGAGCCTTCCTGACCCGATCCAGCCGCGCCACCTGGCGCACCCGCACCCGTGACGACTGTGTGCGTGGCGGCATCAAGATAAACGGCAGTTGCGGCAAGATATCCGCCCGCGCCTCCGCCGCCGCCTCGCGTTCCCGAGCTGCCAGAACCTCCGGCGCCTGCACCGACAATGAGAATCTCAAGCAATCCGGCCTGGCTGATGGTTATGGATCCGGATCCGCTGAACTGCACGCAAGTCTTGCCCCCGACCGTGGTAACCGTTGGGCTGCCAGTAGTCGAGCTATATCCGGCAAAAGGGATACCACCGCCCTTCGACATTACCCAGGAGTTCGTGTCTAGCTTGATAAGGACCGCGGTGTCGTTCTGGCTCAAGGTGAGGGATGCGCCACTGACCGTCACGCCCCCGGCACCAGCGACGGTGACCAGGCCGGCGCCCTTATTGACCAAGCCAATCCCGGTCCCTGTCGGGAACGCGACGGATGCGTCGGTCGGCACCGTCAGGCTGACGGGTGAGGCATTGCTAAGCGTGACGTTCTTTCCGCCATCGGTCAGCACCAGCGTGTATGAGGTGCCGGTCTGGTTGTTCAGGCCGTTGCCCTTAAGGCTCACGTCATCGATGCGGTTGGCCACGTTAAGGCTGGATCCTGGCCAGTTACTCACAAGGTCCGAGGATTGGACGTATTCAGTGCCGTATGTAGTTGTCGCCATGCTTCTCCCTAGTCCAGGTCCGTCGGCTGGATTATGTCGGACCACTCCTTTGAAACCGGTACGCCGCCCCACGTCGCCGTGGCGGGTGCCTGGCCCCACGACACGACCGCATACGAGTACCGGGGATCGGATAGCGCCAGTGTCAGGCTGACCCGGTCAGGCTGGTGCAGCTCGCCCCATCCCTCGACCACGCCGAGGAACTCGCTGAACGGTGCCGGTTGGGGCAGGTCCTGAACGATGACACGAGCACCGGCCTTTAGGCCCAGCACGCTGGTGCGCTGCCCGGCCGTCAGCAGCTCCAGGAGTACCTCAACCTTGCCTATCTGGTATCGCTGATCTCCCTGGGCGGTGAGGATGCCTTGGGCCCGCCTGGTCGCCGCGGTGAGATCCGCTAGGCCGGTCTCCAGCCGGACCTCGTTGGGCCCGTGTATGGCGATGCTGGCGGAGTCGGTGACAGTGACGCTGGCCTGTGGATCGGAAGTGCCGTAGGTCACGGTGACGTCATTCACGATGGTCTCAAGGTTCGCCGTCCAGGTCGGCGACCAGACAACGGCCGCAGATGGGAGGACTACCGGCGTGGGTGCCGCACTGGTCGCCCCGTACTGCTCCGACCAGGCCCCAACGGTGCCGGACCATGTCGTCGTGCCCATGTCGGCCCATGTGGCGGTGGAGTAGTCGTAGCCACGGCGGGTGTAGGACTCGAACCAGATTCGCCCGTCGGGCGTGTCGTACACCGTTGCCCCGACCCACTCGGACAGCTCGTCCAGCAGGTCGCGGACGACCGTGGGGCCTGGGTCGTAT